CGGTCGTTCTCGGGGGTTAGAATTAGCCCCGAAGTGATCGGACGAGGGAAGCAGCGCTTGCCACTCGTTCAGTTGAAAACGGAGTGAAGTCAACATAGAAATCAGGAATCGGCCAGCTACTTGGATAAGTGACTCGCCGGAACTGAAAACCACGTTCCTTATAGGACCCCTTGTTGGGAGTAGTGTAACTGTACCCAGGCCCAGACGAATCGGATCGATTCGAATGGGTTATGTGTAAGTCATACTTACCTTGGCAAGTGGTGAAACCACCCCACGGAGTAAGGCCTGCCGTGGCAGTCAACGCGTTCAACACACTCCCGACCGGGATAAACCAGTCGAGAACGAAACTGAAAGGCATTAACTCCCATGCAATAATGGCAGGATTTATCAGTCCCATTCCTTGCAGGCGGTAGAGAACAGGAGAAGTAACCTTCCCTGTTAACACCGATTTGCAGGACCAGGAAGCTGTTCCTCTAACATCTAGATCCCCGTAGGGAAAGTTGATGTCTTCGGTCCAGGTACCGTTGCCACGACCTTTCACAAACATCTCTGTTGTGACGGTCTTAATAGCCTGAGCAGTAAGAGCATGAACATCGGCCTTTAGGGGCTTCCATCCATACTGGTACTCAAGCCATTTATTAGCTGGGTACTTACCTGATAAAATACCAGAGCGCGAAAGGTCCAAAGCACTAGCTACCTTATCCCAATTACCGCTTTTGGCGGCTTTCAGGGCACGGGCAAGTGCAGTGGCACTAGACGCAAGCATATCCGCAGTCTTTCGCCCTTCGGCGACAGAAACGGCTGCCATAGCAGCGTCTTTCTGAAGATCGTTTAAAGCTTCAGTATTCGCTTCGTCTACGCAGTTAGCGTAAACTCCTGGCTTGAGGCAAGGATCATAACCGAATGGGCCATGAAGCCTAGAGATAAAATCGGTAAAGATTTCATCAACCTCAACATACGGAGGGTCCATACCAAACTGTTGACGATAATTCTTCTTCTGGAAGGGTATGTCTTCAGCTACGATTTGGACCTGGCGAAAATAGTCGGTGGCCTGTCGGCCATCCCACCTAAAGATCGGTGGCTTGAAAGAGAATGCCTCGGCTACGTTGCCGAGGTTTCGATCAAACACCTCTCTAGGTCTATTTTGACCCATCCCTACAATACGATCTACTTTAGAGATCAAACTCTTATATCGAGTGTGACCCCCAACAGCGTTCGTGTGAGCAGGAATACTCATTGCTTTCCTTACGTTGTTCAGAGCGGCGATGCCGCCCTCGGTGAGTGTTTAATGCGCAAGCGCACCTCACGCACCGAGACCCCCAT